CGTTCGTTCGTTGGCTCGTTCGCGCGTTCTACTGGTCAAAAAAAAAAAAAATAGAGAGAGACCCCTGACCCTAGGCAGAGGGTAGGGGGAGGAGGGGAATCTGGCAGTCTGGGGAGGGGCTGGGGAGGGCGTAGGGAGGTTGTAGGGAGGCTCTGCCGGGTTGGGGGTAGAGCCAATAGCGGGAGATCGCTTGACAGCCGAGGCGGTATCGGGTAGGATGGGTTGATAGGAGGAAGCTATGGTTGAGAGCATTAGGGTACAGGCTGCTAGGCTTGAACAAGTTGTGTATGAGTTAGCGGATTGGTTTGAGGAGAAAGGCTTGACCGCCGCCGATGGGGAGTTCGTGGCCTTGTGGGTTGCAGGGTTGAGCCTCGGAGTGAGGCAAGAGCCTTGTACTGGGAGGCCGGTAGAAGTCTTGGCTACGGCTTGGGCTTGGGCTGTGAAGAACGATAACTGACAGACTAACCTTGGCGACAGCAGTGGTAGGTTAGCTGCGAAGCATGGGCGGTGCGCCCGACCAGGAGGATGATATGATTGAGTTACTGGAAGCCCTGATAGTCTTCAACCCGGCGCTGGTCTTGGCGTTGATGGCGCTGGTTGACAAACGCGGCGGGACGTGGTAGGATTGCAATCGTCGGCTCTTAGGAGAAAACCCCATGCCTAACTGTTTTCAACTCACCCTGAAAGGCCAGACTACTCCAAGCCTTCTGTCTGATGTGGATGAGGCTATTTGCAAGCACCTTGGGGTTGAGGTTGATCCCATAAAGTATGTGGAAGGTTGGTTCAACGGCATTGGCCTTGCCCTGGCCTGTGGCAAGGACTGGGACTGGATCAGGGAGGAATACAAGGACTATCCCACGGACTTGGCTATCATCGACTACCTTGAGGCCAACTATACCCCCAACGCATGGGGTGAAAGATAGCCTCTCACAAACTACCCTGCACATTACGGTGTGCAGTTCTAGTGTGTTGGAGCAAACTTAAGGAGAGAACCAAATGACTACCCAAGCAATAACCCTTACCCGCTGGACCTGTGACCGCTGCGGGGTTACCCAAGACAACCCCGAGGCCGACGAACAGGAGATACCCATCGGTTGGGCCTGCGCCGCGGTTTCGGCGGATGACGTCGAGCCTAAGACCTTCGACCTGTGCCCGAGTTGTACAGCGGACCTTGGGCAGTTCCTTAAGGGAGAAGCGTTCTAGCGGAGACAGGCTATGCCCTTAGCCCCGCAGGGGTTCCTCTCTGTAAGCTAAGGGCATTCCCGGCCTCACTAGCCGAACGCAGGCTTAGCCAAGTTCTGGTTCAGCCACGTAACCCCTGAGTAGGGAGATAGAGTATGAATACCCTCGCTATCATCAACCTCGCCCGCCGCTATGCCAAAAACATCGTGGCCAAGCGCTATCCTGACCTGCCCAAAGCCGAGGCCACCGCCAAGGCCCGAGAACTCGCCGCCTCCAAGCGGATCATGGCCCTTGCCCGGATCAACTGGACCAAGGCTAACGCTAAGAAAGTCTCGGCATAACAACTCCGGGGCTAGCCCCTACCAAGTTCTAGGAGGTTACCAATGTCTACCTACTCCGAAGCCTACGACGAAGGCCACGCCGCCTACTCCGCCGATGAACCCCTCATCGCCAACCCTTACCCCTCCGGCACCTTCAAAGCCCTAGCCTGGCTCTATGGCTGGCTCGACGCCCAGACTGAAGACCGTGGCATCGGTGGGACTGGTGAACCTGCCCTGCCTATTCTCTAACGGAGGCACCCGAAAAAATCTCGAAAACCACTTGACAGCCGACCGCCGAGGTGCTATACTACGTAAATGATCGGAACTCCCCGGTCATTCCACCAAGCCCATCCCTGCATTAGCCTAGGTCGAAACGAACAGGCAAAGGCGTTAAGCAACACTATAGGGAATGGCAAAACCCCGCATGACTCTGGGCGGTTAACCGAGTCACCACACAAGCCTGAAAGGCAAAACCCTATGACCGCTATCAATATCCCCGTTACCAAGGCCGGTAACAAAACCATCTCCGTTGAGACCGACCAGCTTCACGAACGTGTCTACATCGCCGCCCTGACCAAGGGCCTCAAAGACCTCGCCAACGGCGGCGCTACCAAACTCGCCAATGTCAAGGACGCCAAGACCGACGAAGAAAAGGCTGAGTTCGAGACCGCCGCTATCGAGAAGGCCCGTGACCGGGTTGCCCAGATGTACACCGGCACCCTGAAGCTTGGTCGTGAAGCCGCAGTCAAAGGCCCGACCGGCGCTGTCATGACCGAAGCCCGGCGCATTGCCCGTGACCTCATCAAGCAGCTTATCAAGGACTCCGGCGGCAAGGTCTCCCACTACGCCGCCTCCGAAATCACCAAGGCCGCGAATGAACTCCTCGCTGACCCGGACCAAGGCCCCGGCTACATCAAAATGGCCGAGGACAACCTCGCCGCCCGGACCAAGAAAGACATCAAGTTCGACGTCACCAAGCTGGTCGAAGACCCCGGCAAGGTCGCTGCTGCGGAGGAAGCGGCGAACAAGAAAAAGGCCGGGGTTCTCTCCGCCGCCACCGCTGGCAAGGTCGCTCCCCGCGTCAGCCCTGCGGTGAAGCACTAACACTCTAGGGTAGGGGGTTCGCCCCCTACCTTCCCTCAAGTCGGAGAACACATATGACACTCACATTCAACGAATCCAACGCCCTGTCCACACTCGAAACTGTCATCTCTGTCATTAAGGAGGTCGATGAACTTCGGTCTAACAACGACCGGCTAGTCGCACAGCACATCCAAGACACGGACGCAATCGCTATCCTGTCCGATACCAAGGAATCCCTCGAAGCCCGCATCGCCCAACTTGAAGCGGCCCTCGCCGTGGAACAGCACAGAAACCTCGCCTTGGCCGACGAAAGGACCGCGCTCGAAGCTTCCCTGCGCCAAGAACAGGAACTTGCCGGACAGCATTGGAACGATCTGACCAACGTTCGGGACAACCTCAGACAAACCTCAGACAACCTCGCCGCCGTCACCTTCGACCGCAACCGCACCGCCGCCAAACTCACGGAGGCCGAGGACAAGTTGGCTCGATTTCGGGACATTCTGGGGATTCCCCATCCCATCGAACCCGTTGCAAGCCCTGCACCTAGCCCGGAGCCTGTGGTGGGGGTTGATAGTCCTGCCGATAGCGAGGCTGTGACCTCCGGCGACTACGTTGTGATTAACTGGGATTCTCTCAAGGCTCAGCCGGAGGAGGCCGAGTCGGTTGAAGACTATCCCTACCGCGACGCTCTCTAACCCCACAGCAGCCTAACTCAGCCCCGGTCTAGCAAACCGGGGCATTTTCTTGATCACTTTGCTCTTTACAATCTAATAAAATCCCATTGCCCTATAAAATCTAACAAACCTATAAAATAATCCTTGCAATCTAATAGCTTTTATGTTATTATAGAGACAATGGAGGATCGTCCCTATGGAATTTCTCGTAACTTGCCTCATAGCCATAGTCATCGGCGTTATCACAGGGCTAATCACCGGCGGCATTGCTTGCTTATTCATGGATAAACTATGACTGATGAACGAATGGAAGTCACTTTTGCTGGTCGCTACCTTGGAACCGCGTTTGGTTGGGATGGAGACAATACAGTCATTTGGTATTACGATTTCCAAGCCACCGAAAGCATTGAAATTCCAGCAGGCGATACTTTAACCATAGACTGGGTAGAGGGAGTAATTAAACTAGTAAAATATAACGGCGATGATGATGAACAAGGCCAAGAGGTTTTTAATCAAGACCTTATAACCTTCCTTAGCACAGTACCAAGGGCCACGCCATGACCCCGCCTCCTCCCCACGCGGTTTTGTTATGGACCGATGAAACCTATATCTATGCCGAGCTTCCTATGACCGGCGGCGGGTTCTACCGCCTATCCCTTCCCTACAACGGTCTCGGCCTTGCCAAAGCCTTAAACCTCCTCCGCGATCACCGCCCGACCGCGCGGCCACCTTCCACTCCGCCTACACCGCGCGCACCTAAAGGCTACACACCGGCGCAGGTTCAATCCGCGATTGCGATTTTAGGAAAGGTTCGGAAATGACCACACCGGCCCGCCGCTATGCCCGCCACCGTTGGGCAGTCTATGGTAAACTTGGTTGTATAATCATGGCGCGGCACGGTCTGTCTCCTATCCGTTACTTGGTTCCCGCCGCCCGTCATATTGTCTCTGACATCGAAATGTCCTTAGACAACCTCCACCTGATCCTTACTGAACACCTCCGCCAAATGAAAGCCACCGGCTCTTGGAGGCAACTATGACCACCGACGAAGCTATAGCTACTGCCGAGTCTGAAGGTTGGTGCGTTCGTAATTTAATCAATCAAGCACTTAAACCCGACTCCCGGAACTGGTTCACCACTTTAGATGGTGGAGGATACTACACTAATGACGGTCTTTATCGTCGGCGGGTCAAGGCTGGTATAGGCCAAACACCGGCAGAAGCTATCTTAATAGCCCTATCCGCCGATGAGAAAACCGACGAAGTTCAGTCCTACACCACCGACGGTCCGCGCCCTTTGCTTTACGATTTGACCCGGCGCGAACCCACCACACCGATCAACAGGAGGTTTTAAGAGCCATGACAGAGGAAGAACTAGCGCAGATCGAGGCGCGAGGAGTAGTCATGGGATTGAAGCTTATAGCGTTGGTGCTAGTCGCGTCCCTCGCTGTAGTTTGGGGCGATCAAATCATCGTCACGTTCTACGTGCTCGACGCCACCCGCGTGCTGCCGTTCTGGCAGGTGCTCGCCACCCTCGGCCTCGTCGGGCTCGTCCTCGCTTATAGGCCATCTTGACATGCTCACGCGCCTCGCGTTTCTGGCTCTGGCCATCGTTCTCGGCGCAGCGATTTTCACCTTCGCCGCGCTCGAATTCTTCGACCTCATCGAACGCGCCGTATTGGCCAAAGAAGCTTAACAGGAGGAATCAATGCCTAAGTATGAAACACGTGCAGGGCAGGTTACCGAAGCCGATCTTTACCAAAAACTAATCGAGAACCTCCGCATAGCCCAAGAAGACGCAGCCATGCTCTCACACCTCCGCGGCCTTAACCACGGTGTCGCTGCCGCCCGAGGTTGGTTGGTTATCTCCGAGCAACTCAAAGCCATGCAGCGGGCGGTGATTGCTATAGCTGTGGGGAAATTGCAATGACCTATAAAGAACTGTGTGCGTTTCTTAAACAAAAGCGCATAGGCAGAAGACATAAACCTGAGAGCCTTGCTATTATTGTAGGAGTGTCTGTTTCTTCTCTTTCGAGTTGGGAGTCCGGCAAGCGCACTCCGACGATGTTCAACCTCCACGCTTGGGCTAACGCCCTTGGCTACGACCTAGAATTCACACTCACACCGAGGCCAACCCATGGAGCCATCTATGTTAAACCCGACTGATGAGCAGTTAAAAATTTTAGACCAAGTAGCCAAAACCAACTCCAACCTCATGGTCAACGCCCTTGCAGGCAGCGGAAAGACTTCAACCCTTAAACTGATCGAGGCCGCGTCTCCAATCAAGCCTATCCTCTTTCTTGCGTTCGGCAAGAAGAACGCAGAGGACGGGCGTAAGACCATGGCGTCGACCACCAAAGTCTCGACCTTCAACTCCCTTGGTCATGGTATCTGGGGGCAGGCCATTGGCAAATGCTTCAAGCCCGACGTCCGCAAGACCGGCGATATTTACCGCCAGATCATCGCCGATGCTAAGCCCTCAGAGAAAGGCAAACTCTGGGAGGCCTATTGGCCTGTGGTTGAAGCTGTAGGCTACGCTAAGTCCCGAGGCTATATCCCAACTTCCCACGTCATGCACACCAAGCGTCTCTGCGCTTGGGAAGACCTTATCCCATACTTTGACGAAGAACCGGATGACTTTGTCCACCAACAAGTGGACCACGTTCTCAATCTCTCCATCGCCGCCGCCTACAAAGGCTCCTGCGACTTCGACGACCAAATTTACATGCCCGCACTGTTCTCCGGCACCTTTCCCAAGTTCCCTTTAGTCATGGTCGACGAATACCAAGACTTAAACCCTTGCAACCACGCGATGATTACCAAACTCACCAAGTCTTCGCGGCTGATCGGGGTCGGCGATCCCCACCAGTCTATCTACGCTTTCCGTGGCGCCCAAGCCTCCGGTATGGCTGACGCCGTCCGCGCCTACTCAATGACCGAGTGTGATCTGACTGTATCCTTCCGCTGCCCTGAGGCCATTGTGCGCAGTGTTCAATGGCATGTACCAAAGTTTCGTTGGGCAAAGACCGGGGGTAATGTAACAGGGTTAAATCGACTTGATGTCACCAAACTACCAGCCGAAACCACCTTCATCTGCCGCAACAACGTGCCACTAATCTCTCTCGCCATGCGCTGTCTCTCCGCAGGCATCGGCGTCAACGTCTCCGGGTCGGACATTGGGCCCAAGCTCGTGCGCCAGATGAAGAAACTCGGCAAGGAAGACATGCCCCGCACCGCGCTTAAAGCCGCCATCGCTGAATGGCGCGCCGCAAAGGAAGACCGAGGCTCCCGCACCGCCGCAGACACCGCCGCCTGTATGCAAGTTTTCGCGGACCACGGCGCGAACCTCGGCCAAGCTATCGCCTACGCTGAACACCTGTTCAAGCAAGACTCAGGACAGTTCTATTTCACCACCATACACAAGGCTAAAGGGTTGGAGTATCCTACTGTTGTTATGCTAGATCAATTTTTGATTGGGCATAATGAACAAGAGAAGAATCTTTCCTATGTCGGCGCAACGCGCTCATCAGACCAGCTTTACTACGTGAATAGCGGAGATGTCAATGTCAAATAAAGGACGTAAAATACATAATGCACGGAGTTATAAACATCTTAATCCCAACCAAATAATAGAACTAAAAGAGCTTAAAGCACAAGGATGGCCTCATAGAGAATTAGCCGTTAAATTTCTCATCTCAAAAACCTCTGTCGGCAACTATCTGCGAGAAACCCAATGAGCCTACCTAACTCCCTCCACGCCTACACATCCGAACTGGATGCGTTTGAGCGAGCCGCTCAGACCCCCAGAGGTATTCGGATCATGTTCGATACCCACCAGCAAGCGAGGTACTACTCCAACCGGCTGCACTATGCGAGAAAACTCGATCGCCAAGAAAACACTCGGGTCCTCGAACCTACCCACCCGCTTTACGGTAAATCCGACCACGACGGCTTCGTCGTCTCCATCAAGGAAGACACCGAAGGTAAGTTCTGGATTTACATTAACAAAAACGAAGCCATCCCCGGCACTGTGGAGGAACTATGACCGACATTCTCCAATGGACCGACGCCGAAAGCGAACAGTTCACTCACAAATTCGAGGAGCTAATCCACGGCCCGCAGCCTGCCCGCAAGGTCGGCTTTATCACCATCGTCTTCCCTGTCGAAGAAGATGCCCGCGCCAAGATGTACTCCAACGTCAACCGCCGGATGATTATCAACGTCATGTATCAACTTCTAAAGGCCCTTGCCAATGAGCACTGAGCCCGAAGATTTCCTCCTAACCAACGAGTCTCTCGCCGACCTATGGGCTTTGGCCTGCAAACAAGAAATCGGGATCACTTTTCAAATCGACCCAAAGCATAGTGGTTGGTTGAGACAGAAGCTCTACCAAATCCGTAAGGACCTAGCCATCCCTGAGTACGACGAAATCATCGTCCACATCAACGCCGACCAGAAAACCATCATGATGTACAAGCGAGTCGCAAAGGATGCACTGATATGAGCAAAAAGAAAACCGTCGCCGAGAAAGCCCTTGACGAACAGATCAAGTTCGTTGATCGTACAATCGATGACCTTTATAATCAAGTAGCCGTCCTTCGGGCCCAAATCGCAGCCTTGGACAATGTGCGCGAAAATCTTATCCACACCATCACCGCTACTGAAGCCGGACGCCTAGCCCTCAATGCCGCCCGCGTCAAAGCCACGGAGTCACGGAAATGAACCTCTTTTTCACAATCAACGACAAAGAATACTCCGTCGAGTTTGATTACAAAATCACCTCTCGCGGCTGCTCAGCCCACATGGGTTCCCTGTCCTACCCCGGCCATCCCGCCGAACCAATGGAATGGGAAATTGACGGGGAGTTAACTCTTACCGCTGTAGATGCTCCCGGTGTTGAACTTGAAATCCCAGAGTGGCTCAACAAGCAACTCATCGACGACATTTACGAAGACACCAAGGGCACCATTCAAGATATTATCGAACAAGACGCTGGTGAGGATTACTACGATGACCGCGACTAACATCCTTGAAGAACCCACCCTCAACGAACTCCTAGACCGGGACCCGCTCGCCCTGACCCAAGACGACATCACCAAGATCGTCACCCACTACCGCGCCGCCCGAGATACTCCCGGCCCCCGCCCCAAGAAAGAAACCGGGCCGACCGCCAAGATCGACCTGTCCACCCTCGGCATCAAAGCTCCGGCCCCGACTTCACCCCAGATCAAACGCAGGTTCTGACATGGACGAGACTCTCCTCTCCCCCAACACACCACCACAATCCCCATTCCTCCCAGGCACCCACATTCAGTACGCCATTGATAGTACTTCCATCGGCTACATGAAAACCTGTATGCGGCTCTACTACTACAAGATCATCCTCGGTTATCAAACCAAGGACGAGTCCGTGCATCTTCGCTTTGGTTCCGAGTTCCATCAAGCCCTGCAAGAGTACGACCTAAACCGTGCCGCAGGCCTCTCCCACGAAGAAGCGGTTCACGACGTAGTCCGCGAACTCATGATTCGGACCGCCGACTTTGCGCCTGATGAAACGATCAAAGCGGGCAAGTACAAAAACCGTCGGTCACTGATCCGCTCGGTCGTCCTCTATCTCGAACACCGCAAGACCGACGTACTCAAGACCTACATCCTCTCCAACGGTAAACCGGCGGTAGAGCTATCCTTTCGTTTCGAACTTGAGTTCGGCCCCGAGCAAGCCATCGACATGGGCCTGTCCCAACCCTACATCCTCTGCGGCCACCTCGACCGTGTAGTTCAAGACCCTTCCGGCGACCTATTCGTCGAAGATCACAAGACCACCACCTCAACCCCCGGCTCTTACTACTTCAACCAGTTCGAGCCCAACAACCAAATGTCGCTTTACTCTTTCGGCGGCAAGGTCGTCCTCGACACCCCGGTTCGCGGCGTCGCTATCAACGCGGTGCAACTCCTGCTGACACCGCCTTACAACAGCTTCACCCGCGGCTTCACCTTCCGCACCCAGGACCAACTCGAAGAATGGGTGTTCGACCTTGCGCAGCTTCTCCGGGTGGTCGAGTGGTATGCGGCCAATGACATCTGGCCGCAGAACGATACCTCCTGCAACAAGTTCTCGGGCTGTGAGTTCCGTAACGTCTGCGCCAAATCCCCTTCGGTCCGGCATATCTACTTGAATAGCGACTTCGTACAACTTTCACCAGACGAGCGCTGGAACCCGCTTAAGAGCCGTTAGGAGATTTATATGGTGAGTTTGCATGCCATGACTGACGCCACGCTAATCGAAATCCCTGTTATACTCGCGACTGTAGAAGGAACTATGATAGATGACAAAGGAACTTGGGTCAAGTTCGACTGTTTCTCCGATTGGCTCGCCCTCGGCAAGTCCTATCGCACAGGAGAGATTGTTCGGATCACCTTCATCCCCCAAGACCATCACCAAAGAAGAACTACTGGATCGGGCCAAAGCAACGGTAGCGGACCGGGGCCTGAACTACGGCAAGCCTGAGGACAACTTCGCTCGGATCGCGCGGTACTGGAATGTTCACCTACAGAACCGCTACGGCGAACCAACGGCCATCGACGCCGTGGACGTGGCGTTGATGATGAACTTGATGAAGGTGGCGCGGCTCGACAACGAACCACGGCACCTCGACAGCTGGATCGACATGGCCGGTTACTCCGCCTGTGGGGCTAACATTATCTGCAAGGACCCATCATGACCTCCCTCGCCCAACATCACAGCAACACCCTCGTCAAACTCCTCTCTATCGGTGACTCCGGCGCAGGCAAAACCGGTTCGCTTGTGTCGCTTGTCAAAGCGGGGTTCAAGCTGCGCATCCTTGACCTCGACAACAAGCTCGACGTTCTTCGCCAGTATGTCCTACGCGATTGTCCTGAGCTAATCTCTAACGTAGACTTTCGTACAATTCGTGACAAGTATAAAGCCACTGCTCAAGGTATGGTAATTGACGGCCAACCTAAAGCATTTATCGACGCGATCAGAATGTTTGATAAATGGAAATACATAGGTGACGATGGCGAAGAAACTGATCTAGGCAGCCCTGCCGAGTGGGGGGCTGATACTATCTTAGTTATCGACTCCCTCTCCCGGTTCTGTGACTCAGCTTATGATTGGGCCGTAGCAATGGCAGGAGCAAAAGCCGATGGCCGAGCTATCTACGGTAATGCGCAGGACGCTGTAGAGTCTACCCTCGCCGGGCTAACTTCTGCCAGCTTCAATACAAACCTAATCGTCATTGCCCATATTTCCTATATGGAAATGCCTGATGGTACTCGTAAATGTCAACCTCAAGGTGTGGGCCAAAAGCTTTCCCCAAAGATTCCTTCCTATTTCGGAAGTTATGTACTCTATGAGAACAAGAACGGCAAACGAACAATTCGAACTTCGTCAACACCGATGGTGGATTTGTTTAATCCCGCGCCGTTTATCCTTGAAGGCAACTATCCTCTGGAATCGGGGCTGGCCACAATCTTTGAAGCGCTTAAAGGTGGGCAATGTCAGGAACAATCTACGACGAAGACTATATTAAAGACAGAGTCTCCGTTTCGGAGGCCGGTTGTTGGGAGTGGCAACGTTCGGTAGACACTGGTGGGTACGGTCAAGTAAGAATTGAAGGGCGGCTTATTAAAGCACACCGGCTGGCATATGAAATCTTCAAGGGACCAATACCATTATTCATGGTAGCTTGTCACGTCTGTGATAATCGTAAATGTGTGAACCCTGATCACATATTTATTGATACACAGCAAAACAATGTCAAGGATGCTATATCGAAAGGCCGTATAGATCCTGTGGCACGCGCGAGATTAGCAAATGCCTCTAAAATAATACCAAAAGAGGTGTATGCTTCTGTAGTTAACGATCTACAAAAAGGAGGTATGTCACAACAAACAATCGCAAACAAACACAATATCTCACAGCGCACAGTGTGCAAAATCAACCAAGGAAAACATCATCATGGCTAAGCCCAACTTTGCGTCAATTTTGGATGCCCCTGCTTCGGATATCTCCCGCCCCAAACCTTTGCCTTGCGGTACATACTTGGCCATTGTCGAAGGCCTGCCCCGCTATGACAAAAGCACAAAGAAAGGCACGGACTTTGTGGAGTTCTCTCTCCGCATCGCCGCCGCCGCTGATGACGTGGACGAGGAGGAGCTTAACGAGGTCGGCATAACTCTCAAGGACGGCACTCCGCGGTCCATGAAGGCCACCTACTACCTCACCGAGGATGCGGCGTGGCGCTTGAAGAAGTTCCTCGAAGACCTCGGCTTCGACTTCACCACCGACCTGACTCTGCGGGAGGCTTGCGAAAGCTCTGCCAACCGCGAAGTCTACATCACCATCGGGCACGAGCCGTCGCAGGATGGTCAGGCGATCTTCGCCCGGATCACCGGTACCGCGAAGGCTGAGTAACAACTAACTGGGAGGGGGCTTCGGCTCCCTCCTTTATTTAACCTCTCGATCACGAGAAGTTGATCATGAAGCCAATAATTTTGTTAGGCGAGTCGCCATCCACCGCCGAAGATCGCCTCGGTATCTCCTTCTGCTCCTCCGGCGGACTCGAACTCCTTAAGATGCTTTCCGAAGCAGAGGTCATCACACTAACCGCCGCGGACCAAGACTACATCCGCCGGTACTGGAACGCCTCTGACCCGCTCATGCTCGACATGGTCTGGCAAATGCACCCGGAAGTCCACCGACTCAACGTCTTCCCGCCCCTGCCCGGCGCTAACATCGCCAACATCCTCGGGCCCAAACCAACTGCTATCCCCGGCTACCCTGTCTTAGAGAAAGGAGCCAATGGCTATGTCCAACTCCCCTACGCCCACGCCCTCCGAGACCTCGAAAGGGCTCTCAATTATCTCGATTGTAATATCGTTGTTGCTTTGGGCAATACTCCTCTTTGGGCTCTCTGTGGCACAACAGGTGTATCAAAGCTTCGTGGGACAACCCGACTGTCAACCCACACAGTCGCCGACTTTAAAGTTCTCGCCACCTACCACCCCACGACAGTACAACGGCAGATTGAACTCCGGGCGGTCACAGTATTCGATCTGATGAAGGCAGTCCGAGAGAACGAGTCCCCTAAGCTCATGCTCCCGGAACGTGAAATCTGGATCGAACCAACCATCAAAGACATCGAGGTTTTCTATGAACAACGCATCCGAGGATCTGATCTACTTAGCGTGGACATTGAAACATCAGGCAACCAGATCACTTGCATTGGCTTCGCACCCGATGCAAGAAGTGCGCTCGTCGTTCCTTTCTTTGACGCCCGAAAAAAGAACAGGTCTTATTGGGGCTCTACTCACGATGAGTCAGTCGTATGGAGCCTTGTCCGAAATGTTCTCACTGATCGAAGCATCCCAAAACTCTTCCAAAACGGCCTGTACGATATTGCCTTTCTCTGGCGCTCGGTCCGCATCCCGGTCTACGGAGCCGCCCACGACACCATGCTCCTCCATCACGCCCTTCAACCCGAAAGCTTGAAGTCGTTGGATTTTCTGGGTTCGGTGTACACTAACGAGTCCGCGTGGAAGCGGGATCATCGGATACAGACAAACAAAAGAGGAGCTTGATATGTCAAAGATTCAAGACATCTTCCGGGTACTTATTGGAACTTTGAGCTGGGAGCAAGTTCAGAACTATGACAAATTGACAAAACTTTACGCCGTAGAGGTCACAAAACTCCGTGGTAGGATAACACAGTTAGGCCTTGTCATAGCCAAATCAGAGGGTTTAAAACAAGATGCCTCGGACACACTTGGTTATGAAGTAATGCGAGATCTTAAAAACGATGTACTAACTGAAATACCTATGCGCCATTGTCATTGGTGCGATAAAACTACAGGTTATATAAACAACATTTGTATTGTCTGTGGTGTGAAATGCGAATAATCCACTCCCACCTCCGTACTGACGCCGACCTCAAAGGCCAAGTCGGTGACTGGATTTACAACGGTCTAGACTGCACGGTAACCCGCGAGGTTTTCGATGTCATCCATCCCCAACTTGATGAGTGCACAGCCAGGACGTATGCGTTTAGCCAAGCTCTTCAAGGCCCGGTTCTCGAAATGCGTTGTCGTGGAGTACTCGTTGATCAAGCCCGGCGCGCTCAAGTCATCGACGAATTTCACGACCACCTCGATCAACTCGAAAGACAACTCGATCGCATCGTCCTAGACGGTTGCGGGTTGGAAACTTTCAAATGGTCCTCGCCCAAAGACCTACAGAGGCTTTTCTATGGCGTACTTAAAATCCCTCCGATCCGCAGCAAAGGCCATGTTTCAACAGACGCTGCGGCGCTTGAGAAACTCCAAGCCTACAACATCGCCCGCCCCATCGTTTCGCATATACTTGCAATGCGTGAGTTATCGAAACGAATATCTGTACTGCGAACTCCCCTTGACTCTGATGGCAGAATGCGATCAAGTTACAATATTGCAGGGACCAACACTGGAAGGTTTAGTTCTTCTTTTTCCGAATTCGGAACAGGTGGAAACCTTCAAAATGTCGAAGAAAGCTTACGATCAATTTTCATTCCCGACGAGGGGATGAAATTCGCAAAGTGTGACGCTAAATCAGGAGAAAGCTATGTCGTCGGAGCAATCGAATATAATCTTTTCGGGGATAGTACCTACCTCGATGCTGTCGAATCTGGTGACGTTCATACGGCAGTTGCCCGATTATGTTGGGACCTGGGATGGACGGGCAATCTCAAACATGATAAGGAACTCGCAGAACAACCGTTCTTCCGCCATTACTCTTACCGTTTCATGTGCAAAAAGCTCGGCCACGGTTCCAACTACGGTGGACTTCCTCCAACCCTCGCCCAACAATCCCACCTCCCCCTCGGAGTCGTCCAACAATTCCAGCCCAAATACTTCGTCGCCTTCCCTGCCCACCGTCGTTGGCAAGAGCACGTGGCAAAAACCCTACTTGAACGCGGTAATCTCACAACTCTCACAGGCCGTCGGCGATGGTTCCACGGACGACGTAACGATCCCGCCACAATCCGCGAAGCTATTGCTTATGATCCGCAAGGAAGTCTCGCAGATATTGTGAATAAGGCGATGCTGAATATCTGGCGCACAAATAAAGTTCAAATTGTGGGGCATGTGCATGATGCTTTAATTTTCCAATATCCAGAAGAACAAGAGGATGAAATTATCCCATGGATTATGGAACGATTAATTGTTCCAATCCAATTAGCTAATGGAAAAGAACTTCGCATACCATATGATGCAGAAGTCGGCTGGAATTGGGGACATTGCTCAGAGACTAACACTGACGGGATGAAGGAGTATAAAGGTCATGACGATAGAAAATGCACACCACGACTTGGAATACTCGATCGGTCGTTTGGGGCAGGAGGAACTAAAAAGATTAGTAGAGTATGATCCTGATACAGGATTGTTTCTAAGTCTAAGGCGATATAAAATTATAGGCACTGAAAATGAACATGGATATACTCGAATAAAACTAAATGGAATTAGTTATTATGCGCATAAACTAGCTTGGTTCTATATCTATGGAATCTGGGTACAGGTAGATCACATAAATCGAATTTACAGTGATAACCGTTTAGTAAATCTACGTCCAATAACTGCTAAACAAAATGCAGCAAATCAAGGTGTTAGAATTACTAATATGCTAGGAGTAAAAGGTGTGCAGAAAAGGGGTAATAAATATAGAGCTTATATCACTAATGATTATAAAACCTATTATCTTGGCACATATGACACATTAGAAGAAGCTAAAGTTGCCTACCAAACTAAAGCTAAAGAGCTTTTTGGGGAATACTTCGGTGAATAAACTCAGCAGAAATATAAGTAATAAACGAACACTTGGCAGTTGGATCGACCACTTCGTTGAGGTTGCCGCTACCGTAGAATCGCCGAAGCTTTTCCGTAAGTGGACCGCTATCTCTACTCTCGCTGCTGTATTAGAACAGAAAGTCTGGATCACTACATCGTCTCCCATGTATGCCAACCTCTACACCTTCCTAATCGCACCGCCGGGCGGAGGTAAATCTCGTGTCATCGACCTTGCACATGATCTGCTCCATACGCTGCCGGACCCTTATATTGCTCCCACTTCGATCAACGCGGCTTCGATCATCGATCACCTACTTGAATGTAAAAGGATCATCCTTAGCCACGGTGCGGCTGCTGTTGAGTACAATGCGATGGCGATACTCGTGGGGGAGTTCGGAACTTTCATGTCATCTTACGATGACGATCTTATGGCCATCCTCACGGATTTCTACAATGTACGTCCTTACGGCCAACGACGCCGAGGTGGTAACCTCAAGATAAAAATCGAGCGCCCCATGCTCAACATGCTGGTGGGTTCAACCCCAAGCAACTTAATGCGGTTCATGCCGGAGAATGCTTGGGGCCAAGGTTTCGCCTCACGTATTCTCTTTATCTTTTCCGACGAGAAGGAACGTATTGATGACTTTGCCACCAAGAAAACCGAACTCTCTCAAGCACTCATTGATGACCTCGGTATCATCAACACCATCACTGGCCAGTTCTCAGTCACAGAAGAGTATCGAATTGCGGTCAACAACTGGCGGGAACTCGATGAAAATATCCCTCCTAAGCCAACGCATCCGAGACTACAACATTATTGCTCGCGGCGTAAGGAACACCTCTACCGGTTGAGCATGGTATCAGCGATCGACAGAGGCAATGCTCTCCTTCTGACAAAGGTAGACTTCAACCGCGCAATGTCTTGGCTGATTGAAGCCGAGCAAGACATGCCGAAAATCTTCCAGAATACAACAGAGTCAAGTGACTCAGTCATTATGGATGAAACCGTCCACATGATCCAGACAAAAGGTGGCGTGATTGAAGAAGGTACGTTGATCCGTTACCTACGCCAACGCGTTCCCTCTCACGCAGTTATGCGCGTGGTTGAAATCATGGAGCGATCAGGGCTGATTATCGAGGTGAGTCGTACCCGTTTTGGAGTGCGCTCTTTTGGTGTTGGGGCTCTAAATGGCTAAAGAGTTCCTGCCGTACCTCTTGCAATAACTTATGTAGCTCTTCAATATCAGACTCAAGTTTAACAAACTTGTCATCAATTCCGCGCGAGTACTGGGCGATGTTCCAAATAATCTTTACCGAAACAGTCAACCCAACAAACACACCCCCTATTAATCCCCAAAATTCATTGATATTCTGGAAGAAGGTCTGTGGTTCGGGCGAAGATGCGGGGGCCATGGCGTTATTCCTAAAGGAGGGTAGGTGGGGGATTACGCCCCCACCATTTTGTTTACTTGGCCGGGACGGGCTGAGTTGCAGCTTGGCTTAGCGCCTGAGAAATTGTCGCCGACAGATTGCCTTTGGCCTCAGCGATCGCCGCATGGGTCTGGTTAACATTGGCCACAATCGCCGCAATCGAATGCGCCGTGTTGACCAAGTTCGCGGCTTTGTTCGCAGCCTGATTTGCTGCAACCTGCTGGATCACAGCGTTAGCCTCTGCAGAGACGGTAACAACCGCAGCCAATGCAGTACCCACCGCTGGATTAACGGCAGCCAACGGGGCAGCAATCTGGGCCAGAGACGCGAGCTCCTGCAAAGCCAGACCAGCAGCCGGAGCCTCACTTGCAAGCCAATTTTCAAACGCGAGAAAATCAGCCCAGACAAGGTGCTCAATGTTGATGATCTTGTTGATCACACCTTGGACAGCAATTTCAAAATTGTTTGACATAGGGTAACCTTTCATTACGACTTAGCGGGCGGTGATATAAAGGTACCAGCCGGCTTCCATTGCTGAGGCAGCGCAGCAACTATCGCGACAAAGATCCAGATCAGGCCGTTGACCAAATCCTGATTGAACCCGTCCGGGATCTTATCAATGTGCAGCGATGCTTCCAACCTCAGGATCGCGGCTAGTACAGTAGTCGGTTCGGTGATCCGCTGAACCACGTAACCCACAACCTTGGGAATGACTGCATCTAGAATACTCATATCCATGTTCCTTTCGTGTGCCCTAAGAATTGTGCCATTTCACCCTTCCGGCGGTTAACCAAAACCGCCGGGTGTACCCAGTTCATAAAAGCTTCCGCAGCTGATTTGAAATCTCCTGCGTTTATAAAATGCACCACCGCCGAATGGCTGAGCCCTCCTACTCCAATGTTATACCCAAGGCTAACCAAAGCATCGAACTGATACTGCGTCAGTGGCCGGTGAACGCAGACGTTGATGGTGTCCTCCACCGACTGCACATCGTGCGCAAGCAGTTTCAGTACTTGCTCTTCGGTTATCTGTTGTCCAGGAAACACCCGGAAGTAAGCATTAGTCAGATGCCCGACGCCGATCGTCCAAAGCCCCCGAGAGTCTGGATAGGCTTTTAACCGCCGACCCTCACGTTGCTCCAGTGCTAACAGGCCTAGTTGTGAAATCTTCATGCTACCTCCTGTGTTCTAACGTACCGCGTGCTGTCCCACGAATTACTTCGAGAGGATTCTTCGGGTGTTCGGTGCCGCCTGCAACTCCAGCCGCGAAGTGCCCGGCGTTGAATATATGGTAAAGCCCGATCCCGGACATGGTGCTGGCAAAGAAAGCCATGTGCCGTGAGAACTGCTCACCCCAAGGTTTGGTCCAGGCTTTCTTTGAAGACAGGTCATGGACAATGTCAGTCATGCCTTTAAGCCCGCCCGCCAACATACTGCCTTCCGGTTGGCGCCCTGAGTATATTGACTGAACAAGGTCGCGCACAACCGGCAGGGTTGAGCCAAAAGCATGAAGAGTCCCCTCCACCGCGCGCGACATCCAACCTTCTTTGGGGTCACCTTCGCCTGAGATAGCTTCCTCAATCAGACCAAGCATCACCATGCGGGTAAGGATATTCGATGCGCGGGCTATATTCTCAGCAGCGTTCCTAACACCCTCGGCATCCCCACCCCAGGCATCCTTTACTCGCCAATTCATTTCATAAAGCTTCTGTAGCATTTCGTTAAAGAAGCCGTAGTATTGGGTGGTCATCTGGGCATAGATGCTTTTATTCCGGAGTATCTCCGGCCGGTTAGTCAAGGCAGAAGAGCCATGAGCATCGCGTACAGCCTTATCCGCAAGTTCAATTGCATAGCCAATATTCTCTGGGTCCTTGGCAATGGCCTTCCGATATTCTGCGACCCAGGTAGGCTTCGCCGAGGCCAAATCGCCATAAGCAATCGTCGCGGTTCCCCACTCCCTGATCTTCGCCGCAAGTGCACCAGCCTTATCCGCTGCTGTAACGCGCGACCCTGGCAACTCCAACCCATGATGCGCCATCATCGCCTCAGGCGTAAGCCGCGACCGCCGCCCGAGCTCGTCAGAAACTCGCATGGCGTAGTCATTCCAAGTCTCCCCCTTAACCGGCCCTTCCTGCCCGCCGACTCTGATAGCATCAGCAAAGTGCAACGGGCCAACCTGGAACAATGAGTTGCTTAAAGCCGATGTTGTATGCTTCGCCGCGGTGCTGATGTTAAACCCGATCTGCGCTGCGGCAATATTCCGAACGAAAGAGTGCAGCAAGTCATTAGCTTGGCTCAGCACCGTTGGGTCCATGTCACTAGCACCAGCAAGGTCCCTGACCCATGGTTTAAACATATCCGCAGGCTGTTGTCCGTAGTGAGTCTCAACTGCTGACATAATCTTTCGGTCATTCACGATCTTGTTGGCTTCGATAATGGCCGGGCGCATTGTGATGTCATGCGCCATCTGCTGCATGCGCAGCGGGATAATGTTGGTATCGAGCAAGACCTTCCCACGAAAACCTGTACGATCTTTGGTATAGTTCTGGCGGGTGGTTGAATGGAACCGCTCCATCCCTTCCACACCCGTCGGCGTTATCTCCAAAGGCAACCTATCTTGCGCCATGCCTTTAGGCAGCCTCACCGATCGCTTATCGTAAGCAATCGGATTGTACCAGCCGTCATACCCGCCGCCGTGTGGGTCATCCACCACGCCAAGCTGAAGTTTCTTAATCCCAATCTCCGACAGTTCGTAACTCATGTTATCGGCCATCTTAAACAACCGATCGAAAATTTTACCAACTTTCTGCATCTTATCCCAATCGTCTTTGGTGGTGTTCTTGGCCACCCAAGCTTTGACTTCCTCTGGATCAACCTTCCAGCCCTCTGTCAGGCGCATGAAGTTGTCTTTGTTTCCCATGTTAGCCAAGACCGCGATAACGTTGCCGCGGGTCATTGGCATGTGTCCGGGTTTGCCATTGGGCAGCCCGAAGATCTTATTCTCCACCACCTGCCCAAGGTGCTCAAAGTCTCCTATCTCATGGAGCTCTTTGGCAATGTTAACAATCAACCGATCTCGGGCATTGGCTGCTTGAATCAACGGCCGCGCAACGTATTTGGTCCAAGGGCCATCGAAGTCACCGTGGTCTAGTCTACGGGAGATTGACTCAATGTTAACCGCTGACAAACCCCACGCGGCGATCTTATCACCAAGCCTCGGCTTCGGCGGCGTCGCGGGGAAAGCTTTCTCCATCGCTTCCTGAGTCATGGCCTTGACCGACTGAGCCCCTGCGATCAACTCTTGTCGGACCTGCTCGCGCTCATACTCTTTACCTTTGACAATAAACTTCTGCTCATCCCGGCCGTTCTTTTCCATGGCTTTCATGAAGTCATGAAGCTGTTCAAACTGACCGGCTTTGATTGAGCCAAGATCGGCTTTCCAATCTGGGTCAAGCAAGTACCAAGGCACAGGTATCTCATGCCCATCTGCTATCTTATCAGTAAGAAATTCCCTTAGCCCTTCATAACCAGCCTTCCCCATATTAGCTTTAATATCAGCCATGTCCCGCTTAACCGGCAGACCTAATCGATCCATGACCGCATGAATCTGATCGGTGTATTCTTGCCGAACTGTCGGCTTGCCTGGATCACCGATCACACGCTCTTTGAATTTCTTCATTTGGGCATCGAACTTAACCTTCTTCGCCTCAATCTCCAAGGCGCGGTTAAGCAAGATCGACGCAAGGAACTTCCGTTGACGGATTTGAAAAGCCTGCTGCGGATCCTCTTTCAACAACCGGTCTTCGATCTTCTTCGACATCCTATGTATGGCTTCATTAAGATTGTCGCTACTGACCATGTTCAACGGCGTGTTGTCGAATTTATCATGCATCGCCGCTTCGATCTGCTCACGGCTCAACGGCAGATCAAATCCATAATCCTTTGCCATGGCCTGTAACTCGGCCGCCATGGCATCAAGCTGTGTAGGTTCTACCACCTTCTGCTTCACCGCCGCCTCAACAGCATCCTTGAAGGTACCGTGAACCTGCTCCATGCGATCGGCCGCGAGTTTATCCGCAACCCGGCGGCTCCACTCCATCGGTTGCATCTTGCCTCGGGCTGTGTGGTAGGCAGTCAAAGAGTCAAGCAAAGCCTGCCCGCTGGTGTGGCCGGTGTAAGCCGCAACAAGGTCTGGGGACATGCCGTCTTTGCCGTAGTAACTCCGAGGAAGCACCGCCTTTTGGTCATCAGTCAGGCGTTTGGTATCGAGTTTAAACTCTCCCGATTGCAATCCCTGGTCAGCAATATGCAGCGGCTGCTCTTGCATTTCGTCAACAACTTGCTTGCGGATTTCAGCCTGCTTCGCTGCCCACTCGGGAGCCATTCGTTTCTTTTCGTTGGCTATGCCTTTTTTAACAGCAGCCTCATACTGCATCTTGTTTTGTTTTTCAATCAGTTTCTGGTAGGTATCCCAATGTGACTTGGTCATACCTATAGCATCGGGCCCTGGAAATATTCGAACCTCAGTCGGGCGCTTTCTAAGCTCATCTATCGGAGGGATTGGATAAGGCGAATGGGTACGCCCGGGGCTGAGTGGTTGCCCCTGCCATAGGCCGCGCATGAAATTATCGAACTCAGGTGTAAGCTCCATATGCCCTGTGATTTTAGAATAGATATGGCGCCAAGCGTCTGCGATACCTTTAAAGAACTTATCGACAAAATTCTTTGGCTCTTCTGTTTTGGTAATCCACCGTTGACTCTGTTCCGCAAACCATTCTGTAAAAGAACGGAGATAGGTTTGCATATCAGGACTCATTGAGTCTATACGCTTAGGCCCCCACCCCGGTGCAGATATAGGCCGAGCTTGCTCCATGGTTTCTTGTTTGTTAACTTCTCTACGCCAAGCATCCCTTATCAATGCTTGGTCTTCCGGGGATATAGACCGAAACCGCTGAAACTCAACCTGATGTCCGAGTTCGTGTAGAGTTACATTTACGGCATAGTGCGGGTCTGAGCCCGCCTGTAGGACAATATGCCCATCGCTGGTGGCGTAACCACCCGCTTTATATTCACCATCGGCAGCGTCTCCAACCCAAACCCGCGGGGTTATTGGTAGACCTAAATCATCGGCTAAACCGTCAACAACTTTTTGAGTTGGCTCTAACCAAGCGGGGATACCTTTATCGGTATCCCATGCCGAGCGCAGGTTTGTAAAGCCATGGGCTTCAGCTGCGTTATATCGTGGATACTGGCGATTTTCATCTACCGGTGGTGCAGCAGCAGTCTCAACCTCTGCCTGTTTCTCTAACTTCGTCTCGGTCCCAGGATCACCCCGCAACCCATTCTCTAACGCTTTAAAAACATCCGGCGAAGCATGAGCTTCCAAATCCGCAATCGGTACCATAACATCCGCGCCGGTGTTCCGCGCCACCTCCAGCTGCTGCGCGATGTCCGGGACAAAGCCTAGAACCCCATCACCTTCCTCCGGGATTTTATCCCCGTAAAGTGCATGAACAATATCTGCGCTGATCCCGATGGTGTCATTACCGCGTTGCTGTTCGGCGAAGTCTTTAAAAAACTCCGGGACTCGTTCCCGTGTAGGTGCCGCCTGAGCCGCTTTGAAAGCCTCTTTGATATTATCAATCTTAGCATCGGCTTCCTCTTGCCGCATGCCTTTAAGTTCCTCTGACAGCTTCCTATGGAACTGTTCCATGGCGGTAACATGTTCCATATGTATGGCTGACCGCCCAAACTCAGACTCGCCAATACCGCCGAGTTCTTTCTCAACTTTACCTTGGTCAATCCCGAAGTGCCGGTTCAAGGCGTATGCTGAGGTCTCAACCGCCCATTGAAATATCGCCGATGGCACCGCGATCGCCGTGGCTCCGGCCTTATAGACTGTGGAAGCTATCTGCGTTAAGTCCTTGGGGCTCGCCAGCCAGTCGGTGCTATTAGGTAGATTTTTCCTGAGGAATTTCTCAACATCGTCAGTGCCTTCAGGCTCATGCGTGATTGCCTGGCCGATAGTAGCAACGGCTTTCTGAGCAGGAGTACCTTTTTCAATCCACTTCGACCAGAAAGCATCGGTGTTCTGGCGGCTGACTATCTCGGAGTAGTTGTCTAGGTTAGCCCAGTCATCCGAGGAAACCTGCGCCTTCATCGGGTTGCTGGCTACATAATCCCGAAGGTAAGGATTCCCTTGTACAATAGCGGTGGCTGCTTGAGCATTGACCCTGGATTTAAACCCATCAAGGTCTTGGTTCACCGCAGTCGCAGGCGTCCCTGTGGCCGCGCCAAGCTTCACCGCCTCAGCTGCTTTGTCAGGATTAACTGTCGGTGGCTGTATCACCGGCGGCTTCATTGTAGTTAATATATTGTCGTACTCGTTGTCATCGGCCATATCAAATTCCCCCGGATTTCAACGAGTCGAGATAAAGCTTCTTTGCATAAAGCCGGGTCATTTCCTGATCGGTTGGGTTGTGGTTACCCTGGCGCTCAAAGCTTTCTTTCATTCTTTTTTGTTCGCTTTCCGGCACGGAATGGAGGGTTATTTGGTATTCTTTGGACTGACCAAACCCCCAGAACCCGGTTCCTTCCCTAGGCAGCGCAGCCTTCTTAGCTATCTCTTCGATATCACTTGGTGTGAGATTTTTTCCAGAAGCCCTAGCAAATAGAATGTCTTGACTCACAGCCCCGATAAATTTATGCCATTCGGTTTTGTCTTTGCCTTCGGTGTCAATCCCGCCATTGTATGCAATGTCTTTGATGTTTTGATTACTTACAACATATTGCATCGCCGGGTCTTTGAGCGTTCCTCCGGACCCCAAAACCTGTTTCTGCATCCCAAGCAACTTCGACATCTGCGGCGCGTTTAGGTTCTCTTTGCCAAGATCAGTCCGGCGGAACTCCTCAGGGTCTACCCAAGCCAAACCGTGCAGCCGGTCGAAGTTGCTATCGCGCTCGGGATCGGTGTTGTAGTCAGTCTTGGCCCGGCGCGCTAGGCTATTCCGTAGATCATTCTGATCATTCGGAGCCATCGCGTCGTAGATTTTACGAAAGTCTTCATTAGCACGGAGGGCATCCACAGTTAGCGGCCCTTTACCAAACTGTTCCTGAATCGCGTTGTTAATGGCGTACTGATCAGTATAAGCCGCAAGCCGCTTCTCTCTCTGCTCAAGGGAAGTCTCGGCTACAACACGGCTTTCGATATGGTCTGGGAGCTCAACGTTGTCAGGAGAAAGTTTCTTGCCTTGTTCTTGGGCAGAAGCCAATCGATCAGCTAGTGGCGCTTTCGCCCACAACGCTGCATTAGCCTTGGCCAAGTACGCCGAGTGAGTTGTGCCATTGGTGTCAGCTTTGCCCGGCCCTAACCATTCATCGGCGGCCCCATTAAAGCTGCCATGGGCTTTCATCATAGCGCCGTACTGAGTATCAAAGACTTTATCTTGCGCGTCGTGGTTCGCAACGAACTCTTGCGGTGTCATGTTGGGCAGGCCTGAGGCCTTTAGCCATCGTGGTAGGTTAGACTGCAAGATACCATACCGCCCCAAGGCTTCATCTTCCTGGCCATTGAGCGACCCACCTTGGTGAACAAATTTGCCGTGGAATATATCATAGTTGTTAGAGGACTCTACAGCGCCGATTGCGTCTCTAGCGCGTTCAATCGGGACTATTCCAGTCCCCATCCCAAGGCTGGAACCGTCCTTTAACCCATCAACAGCCTGCCGCGAACCATGGATGTTTTCATAAGAGTTAACTTGCTTCTGGATCAAGCCAGCATCAGGCCCGACTAATTTGTCTTTATGGTCATCCAATGCTTTCCGGGCAGAGGCAACATCGCCGTTATTCAAGAACCCTTGGATACGATCCCTAGTCGCAGCACTCTGTTCTTTCTGTATTTCTAACCCAATCTGATCGTCGTTAAGACCATGCAAGTGCCCATCGTTGGTGGCATGATCGGCGATGTCAGACATCTTGGTATTGTAGAGAGCTTCGTCCTGAGGGTTGGCGAGAATCTGATTTCTGTTCGACTCAATCGCCATCCTATTCGTAGTGGAAGCATACTGTTTAAGCTGCTCGGCGCTGTGGAACGCGCCCCACTTTAAAGCGTTAGTTGTCTGGCTGCCAGCTTGCGCGTCAAACATCTTCTGGGAATCAGGATTGGTCAACCCCTTCCGCGCCTGATCCCTGAGAGCCAAAACATCTTTTTGGTATTGGTCATAGGCCGCAGGCCCGGCATCCTGATTAAGCTTGGTTTTAAAATCCGCGGTCAGTTTATCCGACTGCGTAGTAAAGTCGATCATTTTCTCACGGGCTTGAGTTTCATTATTTAACCCCTGCATCGCCTGAGCGCGCGTGAAAATCTCATCCGAAGCTTTATCCGTGACCTGACCCAGATGCGACAACGCCGCTCCAACCGCGCCACCAAAAGCCGCATCAGGAGTGTTAAGGTGTATCTCCGGCGTCGGCGCGTAGGTCGAGGTAACATCAGGTACCGGGGAGTAAGGGACTTGCGCCATGTTAGAATCCTATCCCACTCGTGGCGTTGCTAAAAGCATTGCCAATTCCATTCAACGCACCGCTCTGCTGGAACCCGGCCCACTTACTGCTGACGCTGGAAGCCGATCCAAGAATGCTCGCAGCCTCTGCTAATGGAGCCGCTGATTTAACATTAGCCGCCGCCATTTTGTAAAGGTTCGCTTGCTCGCCCGCTTGAAATCCGCTGATGTCATAGTCATAGGCAGCCTTCGCCGAAGAACTCCGGATCGCGGTTTGCTCCATGCCAGCAATCTGCGACTGGCCCTTCTGCACATCAACATTAGTCCCGGTGTTGACGTTCAAGCCTGAGGCACCTTGCGCTGCTCGGATTTGCCCGGCTTGTGACCTCGCTTTCATCCCGCTTTGGGCAGCTTGTTGCTCACCCTGCATCAGGGCATAGCTTTCGTTCTGTTGGGCTATGAGTTGGTTCTGAGCCGCGATGCCTGCTTGATAGGTGTAGGCTTGGGATTGGGCCGCGCTTGACTGAGCGGTGCCCGCAGCCGAGGCTACACCCCCGGCGATGCCTGAAACCAATGAAGCCGCAGCAAGCCCGCCTGTAATTGGATCAGCCATTACCGTGCCCTTATAGTGAAGGCGGAGTACCCGTCGATACCGTCGTGAAACTCAGCGCCGAGGTGTTTGATAAAGACCGTCTTGCAATTGGTCAGCCCGCAAAGAGTGGTGTATTCTTTAAGCATATCCTCAACCCAATCTTTGGTCACCCGCAGAAAGGTCTTCTTACACTTTGCTACCGACGGTAGGATAAACGACCAGATATAAGCCGTCTCCGAAAGCAAACTCCCAGGGACTACGCCCCAAAGCCCGACTAACTCTCCGTCCCAGAAGCCTGCCCAAATATTGCTGGAACCTTCAACAAGATCGCTTCTGCAACAATCGAGCAACGGATCATCCGAGGTTATGTTTCGAATCTCAGCGGCCATTTGAAGTATCTCCCACAGTCAATTGCGGGATTACGCCGGTGATAGTGGCGGGTAAGGGTAGGCTTTGTTGGATACAGAACTGACCTTGCGATGCCCATAACGGATCGATGATCGTGCGGGCGTCGCCTGTAACAAGGTCCGTGACAACGGTGTTGGTCATCGATCCGACGTTGCCCACAATTAAATCTTGCATAGGCACGGCTGAGGCAAAACTAGCCCCGATTGAGAGCCCTAGTGTGTCCACGCACCGAACCACAACTCCGCTAATCTTTTTCTGTTTGCCTTGGGTGGTAGGCTCACCAACCTCAATCGGCAGAGTCTGCAACTGCGGAGTGAAGGCCAACCCAATGGTAACCAAACTGGCCGGGGCAGACAGCGAAAACGAACCGCTAACAGGCATAGTGAAGGGGGGAATCACCTTGCCGTCCGCAAGTCCAGTAACTGTCGCCCCGGCCAGCTGCTGCGCCCCACTGAAGGCCGCAGTGGGGGAGCCGGAGTATTGAATAGCTGCGTCCACGGTCCATGCGTTTTTGGCTTGACCGCTGTAAATGCGCTCAGCAAACCTTTCTATATATTGGACTGTGTTGCCATTGATCACGCGTTGGACCACGGTGTAGACCGCGTCAACAATCATGCCATCGGCGACAAGTTCTGAGATAGTCGCGACCGATTTAAAAAGCCCATTGGTATCGTGATGGGCCCAGGCGATGAAGTCTTCTTCTTTAGCAAAGGTCAGCGAGAGAAGAGTTCCATCGTTACGCACAGCCCAGACCACCTTGAAAGGTGCCTGCGCCCAAGCCCATTCGGTAATTTGATAGCTATAGAATAGGTGACTGGAGACTGCTGAAATATCAGTTCCGGTAAAGACCTGCGCGTAGTAGTTGTAGTTGGCATCGCGAATTGAGGAACCCTTTTCCTCAACAAAAAGAATGTCGAAGTTGATCAGCAACGGTGGTACATCGCTTGCGCCGTTTTGGGATTGCCTATTAGCAACGATGGTTGAAGGACTGATGGCTGATCCAAGTGAGCCACCAGTGATCAGCCAAGATGAACGATCGGTAAAGACGATCAAGCCCGGCGCGGTGGAGATAAGGGATTTGATTGTTTCAAGTTGACCCGAAGCCAGAGAAACCTGAATAGCATCGTCAGCTTGGATCGGGTTGCTGGTGTTGTAGTTGAAGTACCGCCCCGGCTGGCTAAACGCCATTGTCTCGGGCCCGGTAGTCGCTGCGGCAAGAACAAGACGTTGCTGGAAGAACCCAGGCACCCCAGGGTTAACGCCCGCTGTAGCAGAAAGAACCGCTGTGCCAGACGCACCCGCAGGGGAGTAGACAACAGTTGGTGTGGAAACATAACCAGCACCGTTGTAAGCTACAACAGTCTGGATAACGCCCCAAGTAAGATTAACAGTAGCACCTGTGCCGACCCCAGATGTAGAAACCTGCGCCACTGGATTTGTTGGGGTTGAACCAAAAGTCAAAGAGCCTGGATTTGATCCGCCCGAGGTAATTACATTAAAGGTAGCAACCGCTCCACCAACACCGGTGGTGGCAACTTTTACAATAACGCCGTCGACCAAATTAATCGTGTCACCGACAACATAACCAGTACCGGCCGCTCCGACAGTCGGCGTTCCATTGACCCCAAGAATTGCGTTAGCGTTGGCTGTGGCACTGGGACTGCCACCTGTTAAGTACACAGCAGGGACTGAGGTGTAGGTACCAGAAGCGCCTTGCGTGATTGACGCAACAGCAGAGCCTTGAAACGGATTTTGCCCAACAGGAGGGGTTACATCATACTCAGGCGCAATGTTACTATCAACTAAGGTCGTGTTATTGACAGAACCAGCGAAACCATAAGGTACCCCAGAGGGAACTGTCCCGAAGTAAGAGACATCGGATTTATAAACGTTATAAGAAATAGCCCCAACTACTGATGGCCATGTGATTACGTTAGAGCCATAAGTATTACGCAGATCAAGAACATTGTTGAGATTCCCCGGAGTTGAAGCAATGCTTTCATTACCCGCGGAATCTATCGAGGTTACTTGGTAGGAATAATTAACGTTGCCTGCACCTAATGTGGTTCCGATCGAGACAAAACTCGGAGCCGCCGCAGCTGTGCCAAAGTTAATCGGCGCAATGGTCCAGTTGGCTGAGGTAATCAGAGTCAGCTGCTGTGGGGCATAGCTCGGGTGACAAATAATCATTGAGTTAGCGCTTTGGGCGTATTTTAAAAGTCCAACATCTGCCGCGGCGTAGGGGGTAGTTAGTGTGTAAACTCTCGCAATAGTTCCGCCGCTGGTATAGGCAGAGAAGGTTGTGGAGTTAATCGGGTTGCCGTTAAGATCAGCCAAAGTAACAGTGGTTCCGGTGGCTGCCTGAACTTTGTAATAGTTACCATTTAATTGGGTCATGCCTGTGACAGAGGTGATAAACACCCAATCATTAGCCGCATAGCTGTTAACCACAGATACAACACAAGGGTTAGCCTGTGACGCGCCTGTTATTGAAAGAGCCGGCTCAAGAATAGGAGCGCCCAGATAGTAAAAGCGGACATAGAAGTCACCAAACTCAAGGATATAAGAAACAGAAATAGAAGCCTGAAAAGGAATGATCCGGACTTTGCTCGCGGATTTATATGCTTGAAGGACATACTCTGTTCCAGTCCGGGTTGAAGCCCCGCCGCGGTAGTCAACAAAAAAGTTCCGGAGAAGAGCAGCACCGGATTTGTATTTCTCCAAGTCGACACGGGAGTAAAGCTGAGGAGCCCACTCACCGCTGTTGAAGGACTTCTGCATCACGAGGTTGCTCATGACTCAATACCCCGCCCAGAAGCCGAGACTGTTCCAGCCATATCCAGTTCCTGTGTTCCAGTAGTCGCTATAGATCACGCCACGGCATCTAAGCCAATCGGGCGTGACATCGTTGGTGGTCAAGGCTTCATTACCATCAACTGCCCGCGCCTCGGCAATGCAGGAGTTGGCGATACCAATGAGGCTATTGGCCAAGGTCTTGTCGCCCGAAAGAGCCATTGCAATGGTAGCCCCAAGGACGTGGTACCAAGCTTTGACAAAAAGTGCATCCATGACGTTAGGATCAGTGACCCGGCGGACATAAGAAAGAACAGCGTATTCTTGGTTGGTGAGGATAACTCGTTGGTTGCCTTGAGCAGTATAGGTGAGAGTGAAAGTCGCACCTGAGCCGGAACCTGTGGTAGAACCTTGGGCTTGCGCCGCGGTGAGCGGAAGAAAGTAAGCCCCTGTCTGTGGGTTATCTTCCCCATAAGTCTCTGCGACCACAGAAACAGTCGTGATTGAGCCGCCCCCACCAACAGCAGTAACCTGCAACACCGCAGGTGCCCCAATAGGCGGCGAAGTAGCCGGGCCAAGAGCCAGGGTGATTTGATCCCCAACAGCGTATCCTGTGCCTGCTGCTACTACGACTGCCGCAGTCACAGCATAGAAATTGTCATTACCAACATCGAAAGCAATCGGTGGGCCGCCCCAAAGTGGAGCGTAACCTGTCTGGACATTGGTTGGATAGACTCCAATACCTGTCATGCCGGGATTAAACTGAGGCACAATCCACAGCGCGCGGAGGCAATCTACCGGGTAAGCGTACTCATAACTCCACGGAGGGAGTGGCTGCCCCGGCGTCCACATGAGCAGGTTCGCCGAGGTTGATTGGTTTTCAGGAGTCCCCGGCAAAGAGGTAATGTACTGCAAGCCAGCCATGCCTTTTGAGCAACCCCACGGAGCAAGCCGAAGTAGTTCATCGCGGGTTGTAGCTAACGCAATGTTTGCTTGGATTGCTTCATTGGTCGAGTTCGCAGCAAGCTCTGCGGCGGTCACCGTTGTCCGGGTACCGATCCGTTGCAGGGCTAGGTTAATGATGCCGGGGATGTCCATGGATTAGCCCTTTTTCTGGGACCCAGAGTTGCCGTGGTTGGTTACACCCAAAGCTCCTGGACTACCGCTGGTGTTGCCGCGAGTTCGAAACTGCTGCGTGACCGGATGGCCGATGCGCTGGAGTTTCGGGCCCGCCGGGGGCTTGTAGTTGGGTATCGGCTTTTTAATCGGCTTACCGCCATCGTGAGAATTGGCCATTAGTTATGCTCCTCTTCGACAGGCGCTTCCGGCGGGGTAGTCTCTTTTTCAACTACACCAGAGTCGGCCGGAAAGACTCGGGTCGTAGGAATTTCCTCGACCTTGCCTGGTTCTAGATACCGTTCGACCGCGCCAATTTCGGAGGCCAGCGCCTTCTTAAGGTTGGGGTACCCAGGATAACCCCGAAGCAACTCATCGGTCTTGAGCAGAAGTGAGACGTACTCGAAAGTATCCTTCATTTGTGTTGGCTCCCTTTGGGGTGGCTGGTGACTGATGACTTCGGGGCCGAGGTCCCGAGTTTAACACAAGCTGCAGGCTTGTTTTTCATGTTCTCTTTTACGCCTATGCGCGAAACAGCCCCAAGGTCAGGCTTATAGGCCTGGGAGATCGGCTTGGGTTGTGTCTTGCTGCTGCTCGGTCCCTGCTTCATTAGTTCTCTCCGTTGAGTGGCCGATTAGTCTAGAGTGGTCGTAGCGGTTGCCGCCGCGGGCTGCCATTTCTGCGCGGACCTTAGCGAACGCCCCCGCTTGTTCTTCGTTGTAGAGGTCATCGAGAAGGTGCTTAAGCCGGTCGTCACACTTCTCGATTTCCCGGAGAATGTGCTTCGGCGGCTCAACCCCGGCCTGATGGTAGAGGTCGCGAAGATCATGCATGTCGTGGAAGTACATGATGAACCGCCGCATCTTTTCCGGGACCTCGGACTCAGCCTCCTTCATGTACTTGACGACTTCGCGAATGTGGAGGAGAAGCTCGCGGGTATCGCGGGCGGTGTCTTTGAGATAGATAAGTGCTTCTTCGTCCATGTGTTCCTCTTTCATCCTCCGTCAGTTCGCGTGGCAGGACAGGTTGGCTAGCACCGGGCAGGTCGCGTCATTAGCTGCAGTCCCCTAGTTGCAATTGCTTGAAAATGTTGCAAGTCCAGTGTATGTCCCATTCACAAAGTTATCACATACTGAGTTTGTTCCACCACTACTATTATTTACAACCCCATTAGCTAAGGTAGGGTTTGTTATATTATTGCTGTGTATAACATTACCCGTGGAAGTACCTACTAAGTTTATGCCTATTGTGGGAGGCAAACCGTCAAACTGTAGAGAACCGCCGTTAAAAATATTTGCGTTGCCAGAAATGCTCACATCTGCTAAATTGCCCCCGTCTGCCTCGAAGCCGTGTACAACGCTTTGGTATCCGGCTAAAACAAAGTTGTAATTAGTCGAGATTGCTACTGGATAGTTATAGCCATGGGTGTTCGTATAGTAATTGCCCGCCGCCATAGTGTCATCTAAGAAGTTAGCATAAACCGCCCCGTTCGCAAGCACGTTGACGAGTAGGTTGTTGATGCCCTGTATCCATACATTATTACTCGGATAGCATGACCATGTGAAGCATCCAGCGTTAGTGTTATCTATACGAATATTAGTAAGGAAGAACTCCTGCGCATTTGAAACGCCGTTACCGATGTGTATATTTGAACCCTGAATTACATCATAAGCGTTAATATCAGTGATGCTGTAGTTATCTCCACCAGCAAAATAAATGTTGTAAAATGCGAGGCCATTTCCTTCAAGAGTCATGTTTTTAAGACTCCCACCGCGCATGAAATTTGTTCCCTTGTAAAACATATACATGCCAAGCGTTCTTGCGAAAATATAGGTTGACCCGCGGCCCGCTCCCGAAATCTCAACAGGCGCAGAATTAGGAAGAGTAAGCCCCACTGTGATTTGATAGTACGATGATGACGAGGGAATATTGACCGGTTTCCCACTTGCCCCCGCCGCAGTGATGGCTGCTTGAAGAGCTACTGTGTCATCGTGGGTTACGTAGGCCCCAACAACCGAGTTTATTGCTGGCGATCCAAGCGTCAGAGTAGTTGATCCTCCACCGGATGAGACAGTCGTTACGAGAAGTTGGTTGATTGCAGCGCCGCTCGGGGTAGACGGCAACCAATCGGGTTTATTTTCAGGTGTCTGTCCCACGTCCACAAACGCGGTGCTGCCTGTTATGCCGAGGAATGTAAGTGACCCCGCAGTACGCCCGTAAACCGCGTATCCAGTAGGGGGTGTCCCTCCGGGAGCTGACCACAAAATGTTGTTTTTATTTTGGGCTGTTAACACCGCGTTTCCGGTAGTCGTTGTAACATTGGCGACCGCAGCACTCGACCCACCCTGGCTGTCAAGAGAAACAACAGTATAAGCATAGGATGTCGATCCAGGAGTACCGACTACCGCCATACTAACGGAAGCGGGTTGCCCAAGTGCAAACGTTGTTCCGGCTCCATTGATGCTTATACCTTGTCCATTAGCAAAATCAATTGCACTCAACAGCGTCAGTGTCGATGAGCCCGAAGATATAGAGCCTGTCGTCGTCGCGCTAGACCCCGAGGCATTAGGGATCCCGTTAAGCATTGTGGTGACTTGCACCGCCGTCAGATCAAGAGCAGGCCCTGTTGCCCCTGTATTGTTGCCCTTGATCGTTCCAGCCGCCATTGGCGCCAGTTTGGCGTTCGTAACGGCGTTGGCAGCAATTGTAGCCGTTGAGCCACTTAATGAAATATCGCCAGTGATAGCTGCAAGCGAGTTAACCACGAACGCCGTACTTGCGCAGACGTTGCCATTACTGCCAATGGATAAGGTCGGGCAGTAGCTTCCGCCCGAGCCCGGTGTTACACCCTGTGCTGATGCGCCTGTGGCTATGAAAAGAAAGGGAAGCAGCCATTTAAACATTGGTGTCACTCACTGTTAAGGCATTGGTGGTGCCAGTTGTTGCAAAGGCTTGGTAAGCTCCCTGGCATTCGCCGGTAAGGGTAATAAACCCGCCACCCCCACCAACAACGAAACATCCGCCGAGTGCCCCCAACGATGGCGTTAGGTTTTGGTTTGTGATAGTGCCGCCGACCGAGTTCAGCGCCTGCACAATCGAGGGGGCGATGTAGATGTTGTTTGCCCCGGGATTGTGGAAGGTTATTGTCTGGCGCGCAACATTCGCCGGCGCAACAACCTCAGGCGTCGTGCTTACGTTGTTGAACGCGTAAATCTTTCCGCCCGATGTCGGTCCGACTGGGTAAGCATTGATGCCTGAGGTTGCCATTGGTTAGATCCTTTTGACAGGCTGCAGCTGTGCGATCAGCGCCTTGTTCATTTCGAGCATGGCGTTGACCTGAGTTTCAAGCCCTTTGATCCGGTCGTCTTCGACCACCGTCGAAGTGGGCTTACCCGAAGCATTGAAAGACTGCAAAGTCTCGGTCAGTTCGTTAAGGAGGCGCGCAGTATTTCCACCTTCTTCCTCGGAATCGTTGATGTAAGCGCGACCCCAAGCTGGCGCCATTTCGGCTGAGGCAGCCTTGGCGGCATCGTCCAGCGGAACCATATCGAGGGTCGGCGGACCGGCGAAGATGATGTCGCGAGGCTTCTGGGTGCCATCGTCCCAAGCCACGATGATTTCACCTGGCTGGTTTGAGCCGAAATGGCGGCTCTCGCCGTCTTGGTTATAGTTACAATCGCCAGGGCTTTCGGGATCGAGGAACAAACCGCAGGGAAAATCTTTCTTGACCTGCCGGCCGTGGTGAGTGGTTTCCTTGTACTCGAAGACAGTACCCGGGACGTTAAGATAGTGCTTCTGTGTCAGGCGCCAGCGAGCCATGGTAGTTCTCCGTTAGTATTGGGAATAGTAGACAAGGCCGGAAATACCGGTAATGGATGGGTTGACGCAGATCGCCGGGGATGACACCGCGGATCCACCAATGCCGGGGGCACCAGCGGAGGTGATAGCGAAGTCGATATGATCGGCCGACGGCGCGGTGTTGAGGATGTTGAGCGCCGGGGTGATGTTGACTGTGCCGGTGTCACAAGCGGTGGTGGTCTGGGTGCCGGAGGTGATCTGGAAGGTAGCCGGGGTAGCCGAGTTCGAGGTTACATGCCAGCCGCAGATCGAGATGGTTTTACCCGCGACTCCGGCAATGAGCGAGGTAACCCCGGTGACTCCGGAGAAGACCGCGGTCTTGTTACAGATGATGGTGTTGGCCCCGCCAATGGCTTGAGCATCCGCGGCGGTGGGCGACCAGAGGCCAGCCATCACGCACAAGGCAAGTAGAAGATGTTTGAACATGATGGCTGCCTTCCGTTATTTATCGGACACGGTACCATTTCTGGGTGCCGTAGGAGAATTGGAACAGCACCGAGGTAAGCGCGGTGAGGGTCTGAGAGTTGTAGGTGCCGTCAAGAGTCGTGCTGCCGCCGGGGGTCACGGTGACCAAGGTGGTAAGCGTGGTGTCGGTCGCGACCACAACCTGCTCACCGTCGAAGGGGATCGGTGGCAGAGTAATGGCCCAAGTGGTCGGCGCCGTGCCAACCCAATACACCGTACCTTGCTGCGTGTTCATTGTCGTGACAACCGCGCCGGAACCCGAGAACAGGCTCATTGCGGTGCCATTGCGTATCAGGTAGGCGCAAAGGAAACCGGTTGACGGCCCGCCGGGTCCTTGACCGGCGTTCCAACATTCAGTACCGGAGAGGTTCTGTTGCACTACGCTCTGGGCGAAGGTGGGGGAAAAACCCCCCACCGCCAGAAGCGCAATGCCCGCAAGAAGAAGTTTCTTGAAGGTCATCGCTTCGCTCCTTAGTTAGCGACGTTGAGCCCGGCGGGATAGCCGGAAAGTGCGCCAGTGGCACTCATGATCTGCATGATCTGATCCAGCACAACAGCGCCTTCGATCTGCCCGGCGGTGTGAGTGCCGACGGTGACAAAGGTCATCTTGATGAACCGGGGAAGAGGCTGCCCCGGTTCCGGCTGCGGGAAGAAAACATTGGCGATGTCGGAGCCAACGGTAAGATTGGCTTCGGCGATGGCGTTGGAGGCCCAAAGAGCCGTCCAGGTGCCGGGAGCGCCTGAGCCGTTGTCGGGAGCGCCCTGTAGCAGGACCTGAAGGCTGGTACCACCGGTAAAAGCGGTTGTGACCTGAGCCAAAACCTTGAGCGCCGGCTTGTCGCCGATGCCAAGATCGCGCGCGCCGCCGCCACCACCGCCAACGATTGACGCAGGAATACCCGACTTAATGCCGATGTCGACAATATTCGAGGAATCCTGAGTGCCGGTGGTCGGGGCGTCAGTGTTGGCGGTGGAGGTGATACCGCCCGAGGCACCGTTACTCGTCCCTGTGAAGAGGAAAAAACCATCTATGATCAACTTACTTCTCCATTTGTCTGAGCGAAGTCGCTGTGTCCGTATTACAGCAAGGCAAACTCACACTACCTGTAGCTCATTATTCAATACCGCGTCGCACGTACGCACAGGAATGCCCCTAAACGTGGTAACAACCTTGCCGTCGAACTCGGAAAGCTGAAGCAAGACATTGGTCTTGTTCATCGCCTGAAGGTCGAGGTAGGTCCGGATCACGCGGTTGCAGTAGATAACCGTGCGGCCCATGTCGGCGCGGACTTCTGGGGTGTCCGAGGTCTGAATCGCGGCGGCCGTGGTGGGCGCGGTCGGGAGACGATAAAGCGCACGAACGAGAAGGTTCAGCAAGTTTGCGGCCGAGACGCCGGTCAGCTGAGTCACGTCGATGTTGGCGATGCGGACGCAGTAGCGCCAGTCACGGCCGACAAGACCGATTTCCCATTTGAAGTGGTCGCGGTAAGCTTGGTAGGTATTGCCAGAGGTGTCGGCAACAGGCCACTCACCCATGTCGATGTGCTGAAGGCCGGTCATCTTGCCCTTAGGGAAGATACCATGCCACGTGTCGTTACCCCAGGTCAGAATCCAGATCGAGGTATTGGTCGAAGCCGTGCCGCCACCGTCCAGAACGTTGTTAGCGGTCTGGGAGTTGGCGGTGTTCTTGGTGGAGTAGCGCGGGGCGAAGCCGGTGAAACGCTCCGGGTTCACGCCCTGGTTGCCGTAGATGATCGTGGACGCGACCTGCTGCGACATGCCCTCAAGGAACGCGCGGACTTCCGAAAGACGGAACTCAGCGGTGTTGCCGTTGAGGTCGGCGATGTCTTTGTCGATAACCGCGTAGGTTTCGAGGTTGCCGCAGGTGTCGACGATCTGACCGGTGGTGGACTTCGCGTTCGGAACGCCGGTGTTCATCAGGCGCCAAGTGGCCTGGGGAAGTCCGGTGCGAATCGTGGTCTTATGCCCGGTCGGGAGGTTGCCTTCGACAACCATAATGTCGTCAAGGATTTCGTTGGTTTGAGAGAGGATTTCGATGATGGACGCGATCTTGTAACCGTCATCCACACGTTTTGCCCAATCAGCGTACGTTAATGCGGTTGACCCAATAGTAGCCATGACTAAGTCACTCCTTAGCAGTTAACAGGAGTAGAGAACTCCCCGTGGTGTTTTGCATGTGCAGCTTCAAAAGCTTCGTGCGCTTTCTCTGCTGTATTGTAGTTGCCAAGGAAGATAACTTTCCCGTGTACCTGTATTTTCGAGTACCACACATCCATGCGTACATGGTAGTATGCTCCTCGTAAGGGGTGGGATTCGCTACGATTGGCGTTGTTCTGAGTTCGGTCACAGGGGCGGAGGTTGGTGATCCGATTATCGGCCCCGTTTCCGTTGATGTGATCGAGCTCAGTAGGCACATATCCATGAACATACAGCCAAGCAGCTTGATGCTCATAGATTCTTTTATAGTCTATAGTGAGCTTACGGTAACCGTGCCCGGACGAAGCGCCAGCACGAGAACCTTTACCAGCTGCACCACGACTAAAACGGTTTATGAACCAACCTGTTTCAGGGTCGTATTCGAAAAGTTCCTTAAGCCGTTCTTGCGTGATCATGACTGGCCCGACAAGTTTGGATAAACAGCGGCGGCGATTGAAGGGCGCCCGCCACCGGGAGCAGTCTGCCCGAACTTGCTCGGACCGCCGCCGGTGACTGGTTTGCCTTCGTTGTAAAGCTTCGCCATCTTGGTGAAGGCTTCAATGAACAGCGGGTTGTCGCCGGCCCCGGTCATGTCCATAAAGTGGTTGAATTTGGTAATCTTGTCGGTGTTTGGGGTGCCGTCGGGGTTGGCGAAGAGCGCGTTCTTGGCGAGCGCCAGATCAGCTTTGGCCTGCTTGATGCCCCCAGGCGCGGCTTCGAGAAGGGTTTTGGCTTCCTTTGCCCATTCCTGCCGGACTTCGCGTTGCTTGGCGAAGAGAGCATCGACGGAGGCGGCGGTGTGCTTGGAGAAGAAGTCGACGAGTTTCTGCGCGCCTTCCTGCGTGATGTTGAGTTCCTTGAGGATCGGCGTAGCTTCGGCGATCACCGCCGGGTCCAGCGTTGCGCCCTCGGGAAGTTTGAAGTCAGCGTAAGCTTCGGGCGCGCCGGGAGCGGGCTCAGCAGGCTTGTCTTCCGCCGGGTCCTCCGCCGTTAGCAGGGTGTTCTCAAGGGTCGATGCCGGAGTAGACGTCGTGTCCGGGGTCTGGGTAGGCGTCAGGTCCGGAGTCGTCGTCGGCGTTTCCGTCGGGGTTTCCGTGATCAATGGTGCTTCGCTCATTTTGCTCCCTCATCATCTGAATAAATTGCTCAGGACACCATTCAATGATGTCGTTGAGCAAACGTAGGCCTGAGTTGCGTTCGCCTTCAGCAAAGGCCATTTGGAGTGCATCGGGTGAGTAGCTGGTGGTAAAGACATGGGCGGTTGCGAGTTGGTCCCAGGCGTAAGCTCGGCCGGTTTTGTCGGCCATCATGTTGATGATGACGACGCCGCGGTTCTTCTCGGCGAGTCGAGCGGCTTTTTCCTTCTGCCGAATGTCTTTACGAGAGGCGGCGTTGTTCATTAGCCACCCCCTACCATTGCTTGCAGGGCGTTCTGGCCCCCGCCGATGTCGGCTTGAGATAGGGTCTTGGCTCCCGCCGAGAGTTGCTGAGCCTGTTGCGCTTGCTGCTCGGCCTGTTGCTGTTGAGCCCGTTTCTGGCGGAGTTCTGCGAGTTGCTCAGGACTACGAATCATTCGTGGGTCGTTGCCTTTGAGTTCTGAGAACCGCTCGACCGCGAAGTCTACGTCGATGTTGTCCATGGCGGTTGGGTCTACGCCAGCGAGGTTGCCGACCAGCGAGAGAACTTCCTGGATCGCGACGGCGTCGGTGGCGTCCTGCGCGAGCTTAAGCATCGACACAAAAGAGACAGTCATGGATTGGCCGGAGAGTTCCGGCGGGGGCGGGGGGATCAGCCCGGCGCGCTTGGCGATGGCGAAGACTCGTTCAACGATCGGGCGTAAGCACTCAGCATCCAGCCGCTCAAACACAGGGCCAAGCATGATGAGAGACTCGGCGCGCCGTTGTTGTATCTCAACCGCAGTGATATTCGAACGGGTTTCGAACTGAGAAATGGGTTGAAATAGATGATTGAAAAATATAAGTTTGAGGCGCTCTCGGACTTCATTGAGATCCTCCACAATCTCTGATACAGGGAATTGAGATTGGTAGACTGACGCAATGCCCGGGCGCCCGGTGGCGGCAAAGCCTGTGACGTAAGTCATACCGCCGGGGAGGAGGGAAGCAGGTTTGTTTTTGAGTTGAATGTCGGCAACCAGCGGGGGGTTGACCATCTTGTCTATGGCTTGTTGCTTGCGCCGTGACTCGAGTTGGAGTTGTTTTTGATCCCCGAGGGCGTCCATGGCTGGACTCCGTCCGTACGGATCATTTGAAGTGAGATACCAGCGAGCAGTGACGTTGGGCTGTTCGTAGTACCCGGTCTTCCGAAGAAAGCCGCGGTTGTCGCCTGAATTGTTTTGCGGAGAAGCACTTCCTCCCCACTCCCAAAAGCACTCGCGGAAGGTAAAGTGTTTGGGTACCCCAAAGTCTCGTCCATCATCGTTGGGCTCGATTAGTTGGGCGATGATTATCTCGCGGGTGAGGCCGGCGCCGTTTGGAAGGTTGTAGGCTTGCTTAACGGAATCGGAGCAGTTCTCGATGCCGAACTCGTTGACGACCTGCCGGATTGTTTGTACGTATTCGAGAGCGAGGACCGTGGGCCGATAGCGCCCGTCGAGGGCGACGTAATACTCTCCGGCGCAGGCGTTGCGGAAGATAGCGACGTCTTCGTAATCTTCGTAGATAAGTAAAGAGGCGGTACCGAAGACGACGAGGTCCATCAGGTACTGCGCGATGGAGGGGTAGAAATTACCTTCGGCAAAAATCAAACGAAGAAGGCGCTCGCACGAGGCAAGCCAAAGGCTGGCAGGGGTGGTGCCGGTGGAGTCAAGGTGGCCGACCTTGAGCCCAAACCACGGTTGGATTGGAGAGACTTTGCCTGACATCAACCCTGCGGCAAGGTTCTGGGCGCAGAGATAGCCGGAGGAGTCAATAATGTGTTGGTTGATCGGGGAACCCCGGTTTTGTTGGTTGGGGGTGATCAGCCATTTGTACCGGCGAGGCATGAAATAGTCACCGCATTCACGCCAATGGGTCCACCATGAATAGCGGTTGTCCCGCATCCCTAAGATCAAGGACTCGGCGTACTTTCGGTAGTTGCGGTCGGCCTCAGTTACTTGGCGCATTGGTTACCGCCGAGGTTATCTGTTGGGTGCTTGGGGGCTGATCTTGGTAGACCTGCTTACCCATGGATTGCATATGCGCCGCGGCCATGGCGAGATAGGCTGCGGGGACTGGCGCTTGTTGTGGCTGCAGGCGGGGTCCTTTGGAGATTGGAGCTTTCATGAGCCGAGGAGCTTTTTCTGGTTGCTCGGGGCGCCACCGCCCTGAGGAGGTAGGACAGAAGAGCCTAGGAACGAGGGAGTGGTGCCGCCACCAGCCGGGGTTGAGGTAGCGACGGCAGTGGTTGGAGTCTGCGATGGGGTGATTACTTGCGAGGCTGTGGGTGCAGCCTGCATTATGATTGGCGCCGGTGCAGCCGCTGTGTGCGGCGAGAACATGTGGGTCAAGCTACCATCCTCTTCGAGTCAAAAGGGTTATACTCAAACTCACAACCTGTCTTTTGGCCGAAACCGTCGACCTGCTCGCGAGATTGGATTGGATAGGCAAAGGTCAAGGCCAGGGCATCGGCGCGGTCAGGGCTGCGATCGGAACCGAGACGGCGCATGACGTCTTCTTTCTTTTCAAGGAGAATCCGGCCTTTGCCATCGATAGCGTAAGTCGGGGCTATTAGTTGGGCCCGTAGGTCAGGGTCGTTGGGGATCGCGCCACCTGAACGAATCCAGGCCCGCATGGCTCCCCACATCGCAGCCCGCTTATTGGCATACACTTCACCTGAGTTCCCGGTGGCAGCACCACCGACATCGTCTGCCCCGCCGAACTGGACATCCCACGCATGAAGCCCCAAGGCACGAACATTATCGACCACGCCGCCACCGACACCACCTCCGTCGATGAAGATGCCGTCCGTGGAGTGCGCCCCGGCAGCGGATAGTATTTTGGCAGCGAGTTCGACGGTGTTGATGCCACGGTAGAACTCCCAGGAGGTTGTACGCCCGTCGCGGCCTCGACGGAAGGCGATGACGGATTCGTTAGCGCCGTATCGTGCGACGTCACAGCCAAGAGCGACTGCGTCGGTGATGTCACAGACAGCTTCGCGCGTCATGGCGTTGTCAACGTCGAAGGCAGAGATGAACTCCATTTCGCCTTGGCGTGGGAACATGCCTTTGACACGGATACGAACGAAGTCAGAGTCCTCGCCGTAGGCTTCGATCCACCGCGCGAAGACTTCTTTGTTGGTAAAGGAAACTGTGCGGGAGTCAATTTGTTCCGAGTTCCAGTATTTGCCATGGCTGGAGACGTCGAAGCAATCGCGGAATCGGCCAATGGACCGGGTAGGATTGCCAAAGGCGAACCAAAGGATTTCGGTATCGGCATCGGTGAGAGCCCCTTCGGCAACCTCCCAGATGGTGTCGGGGATTTCCGAGGCTTCGTCCATGACGAGAAGGAGGCGTTTGCCTTGATTGTGAAGGCCCGCGAAGGCGGCGGGGTTCTTTTCTGACCATGGGACTTGGTCGATACGCCAAGTGCGTTCGCGGGATGGGTCTCGTGAGAGAAGGGCGGTGGCGGTGAGTTGGAAGTGTTCGCGGCCGAGGAAACGATTAAACCAAGTGCCAAGTTCGGCCCAGGTTTTGGTTTTAAGCTGTGTCTCAGTGTTGGCTGTTACTACGCCACGTGTGTCAGGGGCCGTGGTGAAAGCCCAGAGGATAAGCCAGGAAACGAGGGCGGACTTGCCGATGCCGTGGCCTGAGGCACGGGCGATTTTGATAGCGTTATTTATGTCTATTAAACCAGTTTCAACATCTTCTAGAATTTTAAGTTGCCAGGGTTCAGGGCCTTTAAACCGAGCAAGTGAACCTTTAGGCTCACCCCAAGGGAAAGCCCCCAAAACAAAGCGCAATGGGCTTTTATTACAAGAAGCCAACCAATCTAGAAGACCTTGATTTATCAAAATCGCCTCCTGATTGGGATTACTTTCGTGGCAAGAAGAAATTTGCGCATTAGATATCCTTTAGACGCCCCTGCAAATGCCGGAAACGACCGCGCTGGCCGCGAAATTCGTCGCGGTCCCGCCGACATAGTTTGTCAGCGTGACCACGGTCGCGGTCGCCGTGGCGATGATCGCGGCAGTTGATGTCGTCTCGTTTTGCGCGGTGCAAACCCACCTGTTAGCCGCCGACGTGAGCGTGAATGTCATCGCGGAAGTCGCACTGGCGTCGTGGGTCATGACGAACGCGCCCGAGCCGTTCGAGTAGGTCAGCGCGCCGTTTGTCGGGCTCGCCGGCGCTGCCCCGCTGTCCCACAAATGCCCGTTGACATAATTGCCGTTCGCGCGGGTTTGCCACATCGAGCCCGTGGCGGTCAGGATCGCGTTTATCACTCCGTTGTAGCCAATGAAAGTGTGAGAGGCGGTTGCGCCCGAGCCTTCCAAGGCGAGCCCGTAGTTATCGGAGGTTACGAATATATTGCCACCGTTTTTGCCGGTGTAATTCGGCGCGCTGGTCGACGCGTAATACCCGCCAATCGCTAAATTGATGAACGAGTTCGGACTCGGCGGGGTTGTGCCGCCGAAAACGGAGACCTGCCCGTTCGCGGTGAATGTTGCGGGCGCGCCCGAGTACAGCGTCGAGCCGCTGTGCGTGATCGCGCCAGAAAAGGTTTGCGTCTGTCCGAGGACAGCCACTGTGTCGGTTGCGGCGGGGAAAGTGAGTGTGTAGTTGGTTGCGCCGGCGTTAGCGCTTGTGAAGGTCGTGGCGCCCGTCGATGATCCAAGCAGGAGAATGTCGGAATTGGTGAACGTCTGTGCGGCGGTCCATGTGTTTGGAGAACTGGCGGAAACACCGCCGCCCGCTGGCGTTTGCCAAGAACCATCGCCGCGAAGGTAGGTTGTGCTTGATGGCGTTCCCGTCGCGGAGATAACGCCAACTGGAATGGTTCCCGCGCCAGTGACCGTGCCGGTAAAGGCGGGACTTGGAAACGTCTGTGTGGAAGTCCATGTGTTGGCGTGGCCGAGATTGAGCGATGCCACGACGGCGCCGGTCGTCGGGGTGACGGTCAACGTGCTATCGGAGTTGGAAACGGAAGAAACAGCACCACCGCCGCCAGATGCGTTGATGGTTTGGTTAGGCCATGTTCCGGTGATTGAGGTTATGTTGGTGCCGGCGATGAGGCCAGGGGAACTTACACCGGTGCCTCCATGCGCAACAGACAGCACAGTACCAGACCAATTGCCATCATTAATGGTTGCGCCGCCGGGTATTGCGCCAGAGGCGAGTGCGGAGGCGGGGTAGTTGGTAGCATTGGATAGGTTTCCTGCGGAAGGTGTACCGAGGGAACCTCCGCCTTGAAGCGCTGTGCCTGTAGTGGTACCATAGGCTACTGAAAAAACACCACCAGAAGCTAAAAGCCCTGTGCCCGCCTCTGCGCAACCAAGGGCTATGGTAGAGGCATTAGGGCAGGTGTAGGCGGCGGTGAAAGCACCGCTACCGAATGCTCCGCCGGCTACTGTCGTTAATCCTGACGCGGTGGTGATAGCCGCAGGGAGCGCGGTTCCTGCGAGGGACCCGGCGGGGAAACCTGTTGTGTTGGTGAGAGTCCCGCTGGAAGGGGTCCCGAGCGCGGGAGTGACGAAGACTGGATTTGTCGTTCCGGTGATCGCCCCGGTACCGTTTAGGTTGGTAGCAAGGCCGGTGAGTATGTTGGTGCCCGGGATCAACGGCCCGATGGCTGTGGAGCTTGACCATAGCCCAAGATTGTTCGCTGCGGGGGTGCCTGAGGAGGATACGTTGCCCCCACCGGATAGGGTTTGGAAACCAACCACGCCGGAGTTGTTGTAAAGGTATTGGCCGGAGGTTGCGCCGATGATCGGGGTGGAGCCGTTGGTGATGCCGCCTGTGCCCCCGGTGGCGTTAAAGGCTAGGAGGGTTGAGATAACCGCGCCGGAACCGGAACCAGAGGTAGAGGCCTGGGCAAAGGTACACACGCCGTTAATGGCCGACGCGTCACCAGTTGAAGGGATTGCGGTGTAGGTTCCGGGCGAAGTGACGGTGACACCGGTGATGGCGCCTGAGGAAACGGAAGAGACAGTTACTGTGGCGGGAACGGGATTGGCCGCGCCGATTTGGGGACAGGTGAGGGTTAAGGTATCGCCAAGGGCGTAACCAGTACCGCCGGAAATGATTTTAAGTCTGGTAGTGGTGAGGCCGAAGGTCTGGCCGTTGAGGGCGTAGATGCCGGAAGCGCCATTGAATTGGGCAAAGCTTGGGGAAAGACCCAGAAGTAGAAATAGGCAGGCTAAGAACCGTTTCATATCCGCCTCCGGATACCACCTTCGGGCGTGGGCTCGACCTCGACGATGTTGTCGGCCTTGGAGGATCGGGACAAGGCGCGCTCGAGTTCGGCGGCGAAGTCAGCGTTGAGGTTGATTGAGGTGGACTTTTTAGGGACGCCGTAGCGATCTTCGACATCGGCGATGATGGAGTTGTAGTCTTTGATTGGGAGGAGGTCCCCGGATTCATCGGCAGCGACGAGGCGATCGAGGCGTTGGGTTTTGGCCAAGCGCAGAGTCCGGATGTCTACTTCGGCATCGGCAGTCATGTCCGCAATCATCGCGTCGGCGATCCGTTCACGGTACCGGGCGAGGACGTCCTGGGCAGCGGGGGAGTTGAGTATGGTTGAAATGCGTTGCTCGGAGTAACCAGTGATTTCCGCGATTTGGTTATTACGAAGGCCTCGGGCTACTAGGCGCAGGACGCGGTGATGAGAGTCCCGGAGTTTGTCCGGGCTTACAATCAGTTCGCGGCGTACTGGTGCAAGCAAGGTGGTCATGTCTTCACTGGTTAGGGCACGAAGCCCTGTTGCAACGCGGTTAACCATTAGCTACGACCTGGAGTTTGGCTGGCGGCGACCAGGACAGCTCGGAGCACACTGAAGTGTAGGTCGCCGCCAACTGATCAACGCGAGCGGGTCGGAGTTCCACCGCGTCGAAAGTCACAGGCCGGATCGGGAGAAACTTCGCAAGAGGCTGGCCACGGCGTTGGTTAGCGTGGGCAGCAACTCGCGCGAGAGGATTATGCCCCGCGCCGACGAAAACCACCCGCCCGCGATGGCGGAGGATGTAAACCCCTGGCATAAGGATGGCTGAAACGTCCACCGACCTTCTCCTATTCTGCCTATCAGCATGGCACATTCGGGGCGCGAAGTCAAGCGGGAATTTGCCGGGGCGCGCGCGGAAAAGTGATTGATCGGCTTCTGGGGCAAAATAATATCAGGTGCAGGGAACCAATCACAAATCAACATTATTAAAATTGACAACATAAAGCGAAGGGTGTATAATACATTTGTATTTTAAATTTGGAGAAGTGTCATGCCGATGCCTATAGCCCCTGGACATACGCCTGAGCAGATCGCAGAGTCGTTTGGTTATAACCCAGAGACAGGAGCAGTCTGGAGAACCTTTGGTCGCGCCGCTGGTAGAGTAATCATGTACAACGTGGTTATGCTGGAAGGTTACTCATACCAAGTTTGCCGAATTGCTTGGTGCATACATTATGGTGAATGGCCGCCGTTGGATCGCTACATTGACCACATTAATGGAAAGCATTGGGATGACCGCCCCGAGAACATGAGATTAGCTACGCCGAGAGAAAATATATATAACACTGTGCGCAATGGCAAACATTCTCGTGGAGTTAGATTTGACTCAAGAAACTCCAGCAACCCCTGGATCGCGCGCATTCGCAACCACGGCGTGGAACGCCACCTTGGTAACTTTGCAACCCACGCCGAAGCCGCCCGCGCCTATGCCGAAGCCGCAATCGAACTCCACGGCGAATTCGCACTGGACTATAGCAATATCATAAAGTGAAGGGGGTGATTTAAAACCCATGCAAAAAATAGTAAGGGGGAGGGGGCAGGCCGCGGGCAGACAAAATTTTGGCCCCGGGGGGTACCGGGGCCGGGAGGGAGGGGCGGGCAGGGGTTAGCCTGCCCGGTTGGGGGGTTCAGTCTAGATAGGTCTGGCAGGAGGCAAGGGTCGCGGCCTTGTCGGTCGCGGCTTTGAAGGATAGGGCGTCCGCGTTGGCCTTGATGAAGGCGGCAAGGGCAGGGGCATGGTCTAGGACGGTTGCCCATTGGGTAGCGTATAGGGTGGTTCCGTACTGGCCGGTTCCGAGCATGGTGACGCAGCCTTTCTCGGAGACTTTGAAGGAGACGGAGCGGGTTTTGGCCTTGGCGAGTTGCGCGTTTTGTTCCTGTAGGGCGGCGACGAGTTTAAGGAGGTCATCGATTGACGGCGTGGCGGGCTTGGCTTCGAGAACGCGGCGGCCGTTGTGCAGGGGGAGGTTGGACATGGTGTAGGTTCCGTAGGTTGGCGTTGCGTCGTTGCAACGTCCGGAGAATGGCATGGGGCGGGGTAGGGCGCAAGAAAAGTTTTCTAATCACAAAGTTGTAGGAGGAAAGGATGAGGCGGGGCGACGAAAGTAGGGGGAGTTGACGGCGGGCGGCGGAGGTGGGAGGATGAGGGCGTCGAGGGATCACACCTGAGACTAACACACCACACCAAAGGACTACACCATGTACACCACACATATCACCGAGGCCAAACACCGGGCGCGGGCCTTGGCCACCGAGGCGTTGAGAGTCTGGACCGAGGCCGGGTTCGAGGTCAAGGTCTGCCCGGCCAGCCTAGCCCCGGTCTGTGTCCCGAGCCAGCCTAAGGTCGAGGTCATCCCACTGGCCCGACTCCTCGCAGCCCGGTAGACCTCGGCAGGCACTACCCAGAACCTCCTCAGAACCTCCTCACAACCTCCTCAGACTGCTAGATTCCCCAGTCTACCCGGCCCGTGGCCTCGGGCCTTGGTTTGTCCGCGTTCGTTCGTTCGTTGGCTCGTTCGCGCGTTCTACTGGTCAAAAAAAAAAAAATAGAGAGAGACCCCTGACCCTAGGCAGAGGGTAGGGGGAGGAGGGGAATCTGGCAGTCTGGGGAGGGGCTGGGGAGGGCGTAGGGAGGTTGTAGGGAGGCTCTGCCGGG